ACCGCGAGCGCGGGCAGTCGTGCACGAAAGTCGGCAAATACTGCGGCCAAAGCTGTGCGCACGCTGACCAATGCGCGCATGAAGGCTAATCATCTAAGGAATGACATGGACAACAAAGAACAAGGCCGCGCTGAGTTGGAGGCGGCGCGCAATGAAGCATACCCGGTTCCAGACAGCCCACACGCATCCGTCAACATGCGAGCCGTGGCTGATCGCACGGCATTTACTCGCGGCTGGAATGCCGCATTGAGCCGCTGCGCACCAGCACCACAAGCAGCGCTGCCAGTACAGAAACCAGCGCTCAATATCGTACCTGACGCAGCTTGCAAACAAGGTAAGTGCGCCATGACCACTACGGGATGCCGTGGCATATGTCACCTCGCTACGGCATCGTATGTGATCTCAGGCCAGCCATCGCCAGTCGTAGTCGTCACCTCTCCCGCTCCAGCAGTAGTGCAGATGACCGATGAGCAGATCGAGTGCGACATTCGCAGCGAGTTTGAATTGTGGGGCAATAAGTACGGACTGAATGCGAAATATGTGCAAGGGGCTTGCTGGGATGCTTGGCAATCCTGCTCTTCTATCTGGCAGGCTAGAATGAACGCTCTTGGCGCTGCCCCTGCTGCCGACCTGGCTGCGGCGATACTGGCGCTGCCTTTGCCTGAGCCCGAATATCGACAAGAGCAATGCATCAAGCCAACTGCATACACTGCAGACCAGATGCGAGATCTTATCTCTGCTGCTGCCGCTCTTGCTAAACAGGTTCCAGCGCAAGAGCAGGCGCTTACGATCTTGCGTGAATTCGTGCGTGACAGCGTGGAGCATGACGTGGGCGGCGGTGACGTGGTCGTGACCACCTGCGAAGTGCTGGAGAAGGCCTGCAAACTGGTGGACAGCCTGCGCGATCCCTCGCTAGGCGTGTGCGGTGTGAAGCCTGCCGAATGCCCTGACCACACCCTCTGTGGATGCGAAAAGCGAATGGCCGCTCAACTCGCGCAAAGCGCTGATAAGGCGGAGGGCGAATAATGGCACGCGGACCAATCGGGCATACATGCCCAGATATCGACAAGTGCATTAGCGCGATTGATGAGGTTCAAAAGGCGGTTTCGGGCCTTGATGACCTGATCGGACGGCGTGGCCTGCTGGAAGAACTGCGCGAGGCAAACGACACGCTGCGTACTTGGGGTGCTGAAATGGAAGACGAACGTGACGAGGCGCAGAAGGAAGTCGAGCGTTTGACTGATCGTGTACAAGAACTCGAAGAAGAATTGGAAGAATTGCGCACCACCAAGCCAGAACAGGCGGATACAGGGGAGAAGAGATGAACGAACGTCCTGAAAACTGGCCTGATGGGAAAACGCTGGCTGGCAAAGACATCATCCTGCGCGTCGGTGGAAAACGATTCCGCTGCACGCAATGCGGGGCAAACGTATTCCAGCACCCAGAAGGCGAGCCTGATGTATATCGCTGCAATGGATGCGGAACGAAATACGAAGCTGACGAAGATTAACCACCCATTCATTCCTCTAAGGGAGCGCCACAATGATGAGATGGCTCAATTTTCTATTCAGAGTAAAGCCTAAATGCCAGCATGAATTCAATTACATGCAAGACATGACAGCCCGAGACAGCACAGGGATGGTTTCATGCAAATGCGATAAATGTGGGCAAGTATTCAAAGCTGAATGCGGCCTTGATTTGCCTGGAAAACTAATACAGCGAAGGAGCCACAATTGACCACCACCGAAAGCCAGATCACCTCTGGCAAAGCAGAGAGCATCGAAGACGACGGCCATTTCAAAGCACTCCTTTCGAGCATTCATTTTGCAGTAGGCCCGAAAAGCTTGGCCACCGCCACCAAGTATCTTATCGCCCACATCAAAGCCGTGCGCGAAAAGGATAAGGCCGCAGCTTTTGCTGATGGCGGCGTGAAGGCGGGCGCAACGATTGCCAAGCTGACACAGCAGGCGATTGCAGCCGAAGCCGACCGCGACCACTGGAAGGCCAACCACGCCGATGTAGTCGCACGTCTGAAAATCGCCACCGAGCGCCCAGACCTGCCGATAGACCGCATCCCGGCTATCAAGGAACTGGAGCGGTTGCAGGAGCATTGCTCCGAACTGGCTGCCCGTCTGGGTGCTGCGCTGTCTGGTCAACTGGCTCAAGCCGCCCGGCAAGCGGCTGGGCTGTCGTCGCTGGCGAAATATAGCCGAGAAATGCGCGGTGGGCAGCATGGGCGCATAGGCTTTGAGGATTTCTATGCGGTTGAGGATGTTGCCGCTATTCTATCGCCCGCACAGCAAGAGCCAGCCACACCGCTGCCGAAAGATGTTGAATGCATGAAATGTGGCGGAATCGGCCTGCATGTCTGCAAGGAAACAGCCAGCATCACTGATGTGGCACAAAAGGCAATCGAAGCACTCGAAATCGCTATGAATAACCTTGGGGCATCGCGGCCTACGCCGGAATGGGCGCATGACCGCATGCTGTGGGACACCTACCAGTCCGCCATAGATGGATTGCGTGCCAACCCAGCGCAAGCCACGCCAGAGGGCGGCATCAGTGAGCAGAAAGAATTTGAGAAGTTCGGGCGCAGCATTGGATTATGGCTTGATGTGAATGCAGTTGTTCAGCAGCCCGCTTATAACGCTGGATGGACAAAGGCGGCTTGGGCAGCTTGGCAAGCACGCGCTGTACTGGCAACCATCAAGAATGAAGCAGAGCCAGTGGGAGAGATTGTGCGCGATGGCTTTGGCTACTTGCACTTCCATGCATCCGTGGATTGGGAGCAAATCGGAGAGGGAACGAAGCTGTACCGCGCAGCACCGCTCCAGCAGGTGGAGAAAGACAACTGACTTGCAATATAGCTGATGTAAACTATTGCTATACCGAAACCGGAGCGGTTCTCCGGTAATCTCTAGGAGTTTTACAAATGAAGAAGATGATCTATGCGGTATTCGCAGCAGTTACAATTATTTTCAGTAATGCTTACGCTGCGCCACTGAATAACAATTTCAAGACGCCATCTGGTGTTGGTATCACAATTGAAGGTGCTATTGATTTTGATCGAGTAGGAAGCGAAGTTCATGTAACCAAGTTTGGCGTAGATGCAAATGGCCAGCCCGTCGCTATCGTGACTGCATATGCTGATCCAGGCAATGCAACCTATACGAAAATGGCTACGCAAGCACAGGTTAATGGATTCTTCAAACTTGGCACGAGCACCAAATATGCCAATGCGCACAATGCACAGATTACCTGCTCTGTTGGCCTGAGTCAGTTTAACTATGGTGTCACTACTCGTACTGCAAATGATAGCTGTGGCGCATATAACGCTGCTACGAGCCAAGGCAACTGATAATATCGATCAGAAAGCAGAAAGCCCCTGATATGACGGGGCTTTTTCTATTTCGGCGGCTGAGATTGAGCAAGTAACCGACTTTTCTCTGCGCTTCCTGCCGTGCTGCCAAAATAATAAGCTAAAACTTGTTCAGCCTTAGCCGAAAGATAGCCTATAAGGCTACCAGCAAGCACAGAATCAACTTTAGCCAATCCTGCCAATGTCCCGCCTACGACCGCTAGGAAGCCGCCTACTACTGCATAGGCGAGAATCTTGTTAGTGTTGTCTTTCACCGAGGATTCGCGCTGCCTAGCACTGTCTCTATCCTTGAATTCTAGTTCGGCAAACTTGAATCCAAGTTCCTTTTCTTGCGAGACTAGAGCGATCTCAGCTTGCTTCAGGGCTAGAATCTGCTCTCCACTCAATTGACCTTTGGTTAGAGCTTCTTCAACTTTCTCTTTCGTTGTATCAGTCCATCCGAAGGTGCTACCAATTGCATCGACTGCCAGCCCCACTAATGGTCCACCAAGCGCTGTAGCAACAATAGGAGCAATCGAGCCGATGAGCGCTTTCCAGTCCATTAGAACTCTCCTGTCCGAATCATTTCGGTAACTCGCTTCGCCCTAGCTGGAACTTGCTTAGCCCATTTGCTATTCAAAAACTCATCGGCCGCAGCGGAATACTGCCCATTGCGCAGGAGTTGCAGTGACTTCTTAAACGCCAGCAATCCAGTAACCCCAAGCTGAAAGCACATCGAAGCCAAGGCCACCTGTCGCGCATCGCGCATACCGCGCCACCAGGTCAGATTAACGTCTAGTTGGCGTTCTACTCGGGTGATATCGTTCCCGAGCAGGTACATGATTTCGTCATCAGACAGGCCGACATCGTCTAGGTTGCGTCCGCACCCTATCGAGGTCTTGCCAACGGTGTCTTTATAAGGCTTGCTGACTTTGCCTTCTTCGCGCTCCAGATGTTCGATGAGCTTTTGACGGTTCATATTTCATCCTCTTGACGATAACTGCGCCATTCCTTAACCAGTTTGATAACTTGAATCGTCAAAACTACTGCGGCGGTGCACATACCTAATGTCACGGAAATAAATCCCATCCATCCGGTGATAATTTCCATTCTTGAAGCTACACCAGTTGCACCAGCACCAGCAGCAACAAATGTAGCGACTTTCGGATTACTAGCCGCTGTGAAAATGGCTTCTTTTGCGTTGTCGATTTGATCGTTCATTTCGTTTCCGCTTAATGATCAGCCTAAGCCCTGACACTAGGAGCGCCAGGAACCACAGCGTACTCGTAATAGTCAGCATCGTGGCGGCCCACATATAAGAGTCGTAAGTATTGCACATAGCTCAAAGTCCCAATCAGATAGTTATACATTTCTGGCGGGGAATAGGCCATATATAGGCGATAACCTACGTAATTAATGACCACTGAAGCAATGCATGAGGCTTGTATGTGGTCGCACAAACGCCCTGAGATAAGATGCTGGGTTATCCAGAGCAAAAACAAATCAACGGCGGCAGCGCTTCCATGATAGATAAACATCATCTGCGGAGTATTATCGCATCCGAGCATTATCCAATCATGTACTTTTGCTGAGAGCACAAATACAGCAATAAGTAAAAAGCGATGCCGCCATCCGTTCATTTTGTTTTCTTTGGCTTCGGTGGGATCATCGTTTTTTGATCTGGTGGGCGTTGTTGACCGCCGCCACCTGTAGCCATGTTCAGCTTTTCCATACTCTTCCTTTCTGGTTAAAAATCATTTAAATAATTATGGGGCCGGACCAATCTTACGAATAGAGAAGAATGCAAAAGTGGTAGTGTTACTGGACGAGCCTCCATCATTTGGCCGAATCACATCCCCGGCAGTCAGCTTAGTTACCCGAACAGCATTTGATGGCAGGCCAAGACCGCTATATGTTCCGCTAATAGCGATACGTTCAGCCGCTGGCGTACTGCCATTCATGGCAGCATTATTTGTCGTACTGTTTCGAGAAATACCCATGATTACGTTTGTGCCGAAATCATCGGTATATTGAATTGCATAAATACCAGTTTCATTGATAGTGAACGAAGCACCAAGCGTTGCGCTGTCTGCATAAGTAATCGCCGTGCCAACATTGACTGAAATCGTAGAAAATCTGCGGATTGCAGTATTTGTGCTTCCTCGGCCATTTCCTGTTTGTACAATAACTTCATGATCCCCGATTTGAGCATTAGCTAACGGCTGACCATTTGCCCTTTGATATTTGACTACTCTGGCATTTCCCGAGCCATCACCACGGATCGTAGCGGTATCCCCTGCCGCCGTGATGATATTTGCGGCAGTCGGCAAAATAAGCGTGGTCGCATTATATGTCAGGGTTAATACGCCATCGAATACAACTTCTCGTTCAGCCCCGCTTGGGATTGTGATAGCCGTAATAGTTGTTGTACCAGTAATATGAATCAGATTACCAGTGGCCGTCGTAAGGTTAATAGTCGCCGCACTTGCGATATCTGCGCCTTTAACTTCATTTTGAGCGTAACCAGTATGCGTCTGCGTAAATGCAGCATTAGTTCCATCAGAGCGAAGGAAACCAAGCGTTTGAGCGGGCAATGCAGTCTGAAATGCTTTCTGCGTTACCCATCGTGTGGACGGAATAAGAGAGCTATTATCAGTCAGTGCCGGATCAGTAACAATAGTTGGGCTATTAAATGCAGGGTTATTGAATACCTGAGTATAATTTGTTGAATCAGTGGTATTCACACCGGCCGCCAATCCAGTAATCTTAAATCCATTAGCTGGAATATTTGCTAGCCATGGTGATTGACCATCACGAGTAACGCAATTAGTCAGCCCGGCAGCAATATCATTGCTATCAGTATCAGTGCGAGTTGCATCAACAAAAATACCATTAGCGGCATCTTGTACCCATTGATAGACTCTTGTAAAAACGCCAACGCCGTTAAATGGCATGTCAATTCTCGCTTTCTGTACTAAACTGCTGACATTGTAATTCCATCAGGATACTTATGGAACCGTGGCTAATTGCTTTAATTCTTCGTCCATTTATAGCTCTAGCTATTCTTGGATTTATTGCGTTGCCGATTAAATTGCTAGTTCAGCATTATATGCGGCCTTGTGCTCTCAAATCCTTCTTACTGCTGCCCCTGAACGATGGCAGGAACGGCAAACGCTGATCCTTGAGCACCAATACGCAGGATTTCAGCAATCTTACTTGGTGGGATACCAGCATTCCTCAATGCTTCGGCTGCTTTCTGCGGGTCACGCAGCGTATCGGCGAGAATATTTCGCATAGCCTCATCACTCTGCCCATACAGGAAATTACCTGCCGCTTTGGCATATCCACCTGGAACACGTGCAATCGAACCAATCCAACTAGGCAAGCCAGCTTCGTTAATCAGATTGGACATAGACATTTTCTGCACGGTGTCTGATCCAACTCCACGCCCTGCATTTTGAGCAGCAGCACGCATTGCAGCATCGGATACAACACCTTCTAACGAACCAATCTGTTCCGGTGTCATGATGTTTTTCAGCGTGGCCGACTTCATGCCAGTAACATTCTTCGCAAGTTGATCGCCATTTCTCAGTGCTTGGGCCAGTGC